GTGTTGCACCAATTATCACAAAACAACTTGAATTCATGATTAAATCAATTAAGGGTAACAGAGATATTATGAATATCAGAAACCTAATTGAAAATTTACCAATAAAAGATTCCCAAAGTTTCAGGAAATTTATCAACGATAAAAAACCTGGAATCAATTTAAACAAAAAAACAACGACCCCTTCAGGAGAAGAAATCCAATTTGAAATTGGGTTTGGGGTAGAGTTTTTTCGCCCTTTCTACGGATTATAAACGAAATCAATTAACGGAGATACTATTTTTAGTGAAAAGAGGGTTTTCATATGGAGATATTATGTCAATGCCAGTCTATGTTAGGAAATATTTTATTTCATTCATGATGGAATTAGAAAACTCTAACTAATCTATTTATATGTATGGGAAATATAACACCATTAGAATATTTAGAAAAAAATCCAACTAGCTCTTTAAGTGATTTAGAGGCCGCATTTCCTAATGGGGATAAAGCGAAATTGGCTAGTGTTCTTAAGGGATTTAAAAATACACCGTCAAAAACAAATATAAAGGCTCCAAGTGAAATTGATGTAAGTTCTATGACAGGATTTCTTAAAAGTTTAGCACAAACACAAGAAGCTGGAGGTGATTATGGATTGAGTAAAGCAACCATGAGTGTTGAAGTTTTAGATAGATTGTTAAGTCAAACTGACCCTAAACTTAGTAAAACACAGAATATTTTTAAAAATATATTCATGGAATTACCAAGACAAGCGGTAATTGAATATCAAAATCAATCAACACTATTAACTGACATTAACACTAAAACCGGATTAACGGGAAAATTATCAAAAGATTATAGAGAAGAAATTTCCGCAGCTGGTCCTGCAATGGCTAAAATGGGTATTGAATTTTCTGAAATTGCGAATTCTGCAGTTTCATTAATTCAACAATCAGGTAGATTTAATTTAATAAACACTGAAACGTTTGTTGCAATGGGTGCTGCGGCTAAAGCATATGTAGGAAGTTTAGCTGAGGTTGTTGAAATGATACCCGGATTTGAAAAAGTAGGTATTGGAGCGTCTGGTGT